AAAGAAATTAACTTCAAAGAAAACTGCCAGAGATCCTGATAGTAGGATCAACAAATCACTACGTAAGTGGAATTGCTAACATAACTTAATAAAATATGTGAAAGAATATGACAATACTAATTGATTTAACTATAATTAGTGTATGAGTTTTGATATTAATATGCGTCTAAATGACAGCGACATTCTACGTTGTATCACTGCTTGTAAGATCTATCAAGATCAGACAGGTAGCGAGTGGATGTGGGAACAATATGAAACTTTGATCAATAAACTTCAAGTTTATAAAGATCAGTATTCAACGGATTAAGTTATGAAATTTCTTTTCGCATCACACCCATCGGTGTATACTTTACCTGGCACATGGGAGCCTCAACCAGATGTAATGTATGACCCAACATTCTTGATTGCATTTGGCACAACAGTGGGTGTAACCCTTGGTGTCATTTACCTTCTTTCTTCTAGAAGAAAGAGAAAACGAATTTAATTATGGAACAACACAGAAAAACACTACTACATCTTATCAAAGAGAGAGCATATAAACACGGACAATTTACTTTATCATCTGGCATAGAATCAGAGCATTATATCAACTGTAAACCAGTTACATTATGTTGTGAGGGTAATGCATTGTGTTCACATTTAATGATGCAACACGTAGAGGATGATGCGAAAGCAGTTGGTGGTCTTACACTTGGTGCCGACCCATTAGTTTGTGGTATTGCACAGAGAGCATACTACGCTGGCAAGCATATTGACGCACTAATTGTAAGGAGAAATCCAAAAGGACATGGGACAAAAGAAGTTATAGAAGGTCATAAGCCACCTAAAGGTTCTATAGTCACAGTTCTAGAAGATGTAACCACAACAGGTAGTAGTGCAATCAAGGCGGTCAACGTATTACGTAATGCAGGATATAATGTCAATCGTGTAATTACTATCGTTGACAGGATGGATAATCATAAGGTATGGGACAACAATGACCTTGAATTCAGATCTCTGTTTAGGTTAGAAGATATTGCTAGTTGAGGTGTGTGAGTCCACACATTGATGCGTAATAATACTCAGGTGATATAATAAATAATTATGTACTGGAGTTGAAAAGAATCATGTCCCATTACGAACTAGGTTGGCACGACCAAAATAATAATCACCATGAAATTGGTGAATATGCGGAAGACGCATTTGAAGCAGCAAGATTTGCAAGAGAGGATGTACCGTATCTACAGGCACATCCTTTTTCTTTGGATTCAATTAGGCAGATAAAATGAAAGACTTACCAATCAAATCTGCAAGCATACTGTTTGCAACTTTCATAATTGCAATACTAGTATCAGTTAATTTTGCATACGTTTGAGACTCTCATAAATACTGATATGAGTAATATCGGATTGGAAATTATCTTCTGGACAGCATTATCATTATACGTGTTGTCTAAGATAGGTATATTTAAAAAATGAATTTAGTTCTTCGTCCACACGAAAACTTAGGAGATCCTACTTGGAGTGTGATCATCTCATTGGTCATACTTCTTGCTGCGGTTTCGTATTACATATATACTCTTATGCGAATGTCTTTTAAGGAGCTGAATGATGGGAGCGATGAAACCGCCAAGCAGGAAGAGCTGCTACAACTTCCGAGTAACGGAGATTAATCGTGTTGTTGACGGGGATACTATTGATGTCACCATTGATCTTGGGTTTGACTTATACAAGAAAGAAAGAGTTAGAGTTGCAGGAGTTGATACGCCAGAGAAAAGAACGAGAGACTTGGAAGAGAAGGCACTGGGATTAGATGCGACAAACTGGATGAAAAAAGAGTTGGAGGATGCTATAAATGGAGAGTCTGAACTTACTATCAGAACTGAACTCAAAGGCGGGATGGGTAAGTATGGCCGTTTGCTTGGTTGGTTATATGTTGGTGATGATGATGTATCTCTCAACGAACAAATGATTGAGAAAGGATATGCTTGGTCATATGACGGTGGAACAAAACAAAAGAACTTTGAAGAATTAAGGGAGATACGTCGTGCTCATGGCACGCTTGTAGAATGAGTATTCAAGAACATGAATATAATGAAGAGTGGTGTTGTCAGGTAGAATTAGGAATATACGATATTAAGAAATTATATAACGTTATATGCTATGCCTTAGAGACATGGCCAGGTAGTCCTGCACGTCCTGCTGAGGAACAAGAATATCTTAGATACATGAAGCAATCTTTGTTTTCAATGCTTGCTGACTATACGTTTACACACATAGAACAATGAAGGAACTCTCTGACCTTAAATTAGAAAGAAAAGAATGTCCTAAGTGTGGTGCTATTTGGATGAATGGTCAACACTATTGGAATACAGGAAGTAAAGGAAATGAACTTGATCTAGCTGGTCTGGTTTGCAATAAACTAGGCAACAACCAATGCATCAATCCTTTAAAAGGACAGAGTGGTGGTGATACTTGGGAAGATAGATTGGAGTATTTGAAAAACCTAGAAGAACACTGATCTAAATAATAATAAGTGAATTACCTTTTATGATTGTAATAGATGAGTTCATCAGAAAAGAAACATTTCCTCAAGTACAAGATATTTTTTTAAATGATAAAAATTTTTATTGGTCTTGGAGTAATGTAGTTGATGACAATACGTGTGATGAGATTGATAACCATCAGTTCTTTCACATGTTCTATTATGAACATAGTCCTGTTAGTAAGTATTGGAGTTATGTTGTGCCAATCCTTAGAAAACTAGACGCAAAAGCAATCTACTCAGTAAAAGCAAACTGTAATGTACGAACTCAAAATATAGTTCGTCATGGTTTTCATGTAGACGTTCCAGCAAACTACAATTCTAAAACTGCTATCTTGTATATCAATACAAATAATGGTTATACAGAATTTGAAAATGGTGAACGTGTAGAGAGTGTAGCAAATAGACTTGTATTATTTGATTCTGAATTAAAACATACTGGTACGACATGCACTGATCAACAAAGAAGAGTAGTTCTAAACCTTAACTATATTGATTGATGGCAACCAACGATGTCTATCTTGGTAATCCTAATTTAAAAAAAGCAGGAACACCAATACAATTTACAAAGAAACAAATTGATGAGTGGATCAAATGTAAAAATGATCCATTGTATTTTGCCTGTAAATATATTCAAATTATTTCACTAGACGAAGGTCTAGTTCCTTTTAACATGTATGATTTCCAAAAGGAAATCTTGATGGACTTTCACAATAACAGATTTAACATTGCAAAACTTCCTAGACAAACTGGCAAATCAACCACGGTTGTTGCTTACCTGCTTTATTATGCTATCTTCTATGATAGTGTTAACATTGGTATTCTGGCTAATAAGGCATCTACCGCAAGGGAACTACTCGGTCGTCTTCAATTAGCGTATGAGAACTTGCCTAAGTGGATGCAGCATGGTATTCTAGTATGGAATAAAGGTAATGTTGAACTTGAAAACGGATCAAAGATATTGGCAGCTTCTACATCTGCAAGTGCTGTCCGAGGTATGTCCTTCAATATCCTCTTTCTTGACGAGTTCGCGTTCGTCCCGAATCATGTTGCTGAGCAATTCTTTGCCTCTGTTTATCCTACTATTACTTCTGGTAAATCAACAAAAGTCATAATCATATCTACACCAAATGGTATGAACCACTTCTATAAGATGTGGGAGGATGCTAGACGAGGTAATAATGGATATGTTACAAATGAGGTACATTGGTCTCAAGTGCCAGGCAGAGATGCTAAATGGAAAGAGGAGACATTAAAGAATACATCTAAGAGACAGTTTGCTCAAGAATTTGAGTGTGACTTCCTAGGTTCAGCTGATACACTTATCAGTCCATCAAAACTCCAAACTATACCATTCCACGATCCTATACAGAGCAATGCGGGACTTGACGTTTATAAGAGAGCAGAAGAAAATCACGAATACATTATTACTGTTGATGTTGCCAGAGGTATCGGTGGCGACTACTCTGCTTTCCTCGTGTTTGATATCTCCAGTATCCCGTATCAAATCGTTGCGAAGTACAGAAATAATGAGATTAAACCTGTACTGTTTCCCTCAGTCATCTTCCAAGTAGCCAAAGAATATAACAATCCATACATTTTAGTAGAGGTAAACGACATTGGAGATTCTATTGCTGCTACTCTTAATTACGACCTTGAATACCCTAACGTACTTATGTGTGCGATGCGTGGTAGAGCTGGTCAAGTTGTCGGGCAAGGGTTCTCAGGAACAAAAACACAATTAGGTGTAAAGATGAGCGTCACTGTCAAGAAGATAGGATGTGCTAATCTTAAAGCTATCATTGAGGAAGACAAGTTATTGTTCAATGACTTTCAGATCTTCCAAGAGTTAACCACCTTTGTACAAAAGAAACAGGCGTGGGAGGCAGACGAGGGATATCACGATGACCTTGTTATGTGTATGGTTCTCTTTGCATGGTTAGTCATGCAGGATTACTTTAAGGAAATGACTGACCAAGATATCAGGAGAAGAATTTATGAAGAACAACGTAATCAAATTGAGCAAGATATGGCTCCCTTTGGTTTTATTGACGACGGCTTGGGTGATGATACCTTCGTGGACGCAGAAGGATCATTCTGGTACGGAGACAAACAAGAAGAAGTGTCATACATGCTCCCAGACTTATGATGGATATTGGGGATCAGTTCAGTCTGGAACATCTTCTTTTCAAAGAAAGGAAATGTAGAACTTGCAATAAGACCAAAAATTTGATTGAAGACTTCTACATGACTAGGAAAAATAAAAGAGGTTTACCATCAGCATATGCTTATGAATGCAAGGATTGTACGATCACCAGAATTCTAAATAACAGAAAGAACAGACCAAGACCTTTGCCACCATACTTGGCAGACTATCCAGACTGGTAGGTTGTTCATGCATTGTTTCCCCTGTAGAGAGATTAGAAATTCTAAATACTTTTAGATAAATTTGATATCTAAGAGGTAAAAAAACATGGCAAGTCAAGTCTCGCCTGGTGTTGTTATTAGAGAACGTGATTTGTCCACTGGTGTTATCACAGGAGTATCAGCACTTAGCGGTGCAATCGCTTCTACATTCACCAAGGGACCTGTAGGCAAAATTGTAAATATCGGATCCGAAAGAGAACTTATTGAAACTTTCGGTGCACCAGCTGAGGCTAACGCTGCAGACTGGTTGGTAGCATCTGAGTTTCTTCGCTACGGCGGACAACTCGCTGTAATCCGTGCAACAACTGGTGTATTAAACGCTACTCTAGATGGTTCAGCAGTTTTAGTTGGATCAAAAGAAGATTACGAAGCTGGTGCAGGTTCATCTGAACAGTTCGTTGCTAGAGACGCTGGATCATCAGGTAACAATCTTCGTGTTGTTATCGTAGACAATGGTGGTGATAAGAAAGTAACCAAAGCTGGTCACGGTCTTACATCTGCTAACATTGGTGATACTATTACTGACGGTACAACAAATGATCACGTTGTTACTGCTATCATTGATACTGACACTCTTGTGATCAGAGAAGGTGGTGCTACTGCAGTCACTGGTGGTGGATTTACTGCAATCGCTAATTTTAGTAACTCTGATTGGAACGCACTTCCTATTGGAGAGACTGGTTTAACATATAAGAATATCGGTCCTAGACCTGGCACTTCCGCATATGCATCTGAGCGTTATCTATCTGGTGACGAAGTGCATGTTGCAGTTGTTGACGAAAGCACAAACACAATCGTTGAAAGATCATTATATCTTTCTAAACTATCTGATGGTAAATCACCTGAAGGATCTAGCACATACTTCTCATCTTATGTAAATGAGTTTTCTCAATTTATTTACGCTGCTGCATTAGGTGCTACTCAGTATTCATCAACAGGTGAAACACCTGGCGGAACTGCAGCATCATACAGTGCTACTGCTGCTGCTCCTTTAAAACTAGCAACTATTCTTTCTAGTGCTGGTGGTGCATTATCTGGTGGTACTGATGATTATGCATACACTGCTGGAGAAATTCAGTCAGCATATTCATTGTTCCAAGATACAGAAGAAACAGAAGTTGACTTTGTTCTCATGGGTGGTTCTATGGGTTCTGAAGCGGATACACTTTCTAAGGCAGGAGCTGTTGCTGCTGTTGCTAACACAAGAAAAGATTGTGTCGCATTTGTTTCTCCATTTAACGGAAACCAAGTTGCTACATCTGGAAACGTTGCACTGACTCCTGCACAACAACTAACAAATACTATTGACTTCTTCTCTGGTATTGGTTCTAGTTCATATGTTGTTAAGGACAGTGGAATCAAATATGTTTATGATCGTTTTAGCGATAAGTATCGTTACATCGGTTGTAACGGAGATATTGCTGGTCTTTGTGTTTCTACTTCTTCTATTAGTGATGACTGGATCTCTCCAGCAGGAACTTCTAGAGGTGGATTACAGAACGTTGTGAAACTTGCATTCAATCCTAACAAGGCAGCAAGAGATGATTTATATACATCAGCAATCAATCCTGTAGTTTCATTTCCTGGCTCAGGTCCTGTTCTATTCGGTGACAAGACTGCTCTTGCATCTCCATCCGCATTTGACAGAATCAACGTCCGTCGTCTCTTCCTCAACATTGAGAAGAGAGCAAGACAACTTGCTGAAGGTGTGTTATTTGAACAGAACGATACTGTAACTCGTACTGGTTTCAATGCTGCACTAAGTGGATACTTAACTGAAGTTCAGGCACGTAGAGGACTTACTGATTACTTAGTTGTTTGTGACGAAACAAACAACACTCCTGAGGTTATTGATAGAAATGAGTTCGTTGCTGAAATCTTTGTTAAACCAACACGCTCTATTAACTTCGTCACTGTTACAGTAACTGCAACTAAGTCTGGAGTAACCTTCAGCGAAGTTGTTGGTAGATAATTAAAAAAGAGGTAAAAAACAATGGCATCAAATAACGTATCGTCGTTTCTATCAACTATCAACCAAGGCATTAAGCCTAATATGTTCTCGGTTGATATTAACTTTCCAACTGGAGGACAGTTTGCAGCAATTAGTAAGGATCTTACAAATATCCTTTGCAAGTCAGCTGCACTACCAGGTTCTAACTTAGGTGTGATTGAGGTTCCTTTTAGAGGAAGAACAGTCAAGATCGCAGGTGATCGTACCTTTGATACTTGGACTGCAACATTCTTTGCAGATGCGAACATGGAAGTTCGTGCTCTGTTTGAAGATTGGGCAAACAGCATCAACTCTCATGAGGGTAATACTGCATCTAGGTTCTTACCTAATACTGGTGCAGATGGTTACATGGCAGATCTTTTTGTTACTCAATTAGAGAAAGACAAAGAGGCAGGTGGTTCTGCAATCAGAACTTACAAGTTACACCACTGCTTCCCAACTAATGTTTCAGCAATTGATCTTGCTTATGATAGTAACGATCAAATTGCTGAGTTTACAGTTGAGTGGCAATATTCCTTCTTTACTTCTAAGCAGGAATATAACGCTCAAGGAAGTGGAGCTCCTAACTCAGCTGGAGCAAGTGCTCGTGACATCGTATAATTAACTCTGCTAAATATAAGCAAGAGAACTATATGACTAGGTAAATGAGTCAATTATTTGGCTTCCAGATAAATCGCAAGGAGGGTCAGAAGGGTCAGTCCCCTGTCCCTCCTAATGCTGATGAGGCAATAGCCGTAGCAGCAGGTGGTTATTATGGGACATATGTAGACACGGATAATCAAGCTCGTAATGAGTTTGAGATGATCCGTCGTTATCGTGACATGGCACTACACCCTGAGGTAGACAGTGCAATTGACGAGGTTGTAAATGAATTTGTTGTTAGTGATTCTCATGATACTCCTGTAGAAGTCAATCTAGATAATCTAGATGCTGGCATGAATATCAAGAAGAAGATTAGGGATGAGTTTGAATATATTAAACGTCTTTTAAACTTTGACAATCGCGCACATGAGATTGTTAGATCTTGGTATATTGATGGGAGACTATTTTATCATAAGGTCATTGACCTAGATAATCCAAAAAGAGGTATTACGGAGCTTCGTTATATTGATCCAATGAAGATCAAGAAGGTTCGTCAGAAGATTGATAATAAAAAGAACATGGATTCATTGCAGAGACAGGCAATGAAAGGAACCGCACTAGAGTATGAGTACGGAACATTTGTGGATTATTATCTTTATAATCCAAAAGGTTTTTATAAAGGTGGTGTTTTAGGACCTATTGGTGACATGTCATTGTCACAAGGTATCAAGATGGCGATAGACTCTATCACATTTTGTCCCTCTGGTCTACAAGATTTAAACAAGAGAATGACTCTTGGTTTCCTACACAAGTCAATCAAGGCACTCAATCAATTAAGAATGATTGAAGATAGTCTTGTTATCTACAGATTGTCTCGTGCTCCTGAACGTAGAATTTTCTATATTGATGTTGGTAATTTACCTAAGGTAAAAGCGGAACAATATCTTCGTGATGTTATGAGTCGCTATCGTAACAAGTTAGTCTAT